GCTGAGGTATCATCCACTTGGGAAAACAAGTGAACGTCCAGTTTCACGCGCGCGGTGTGTGGCATGCCGGGTATAGGCTTGGATTCCGTGGGATTGAGAACCACGCATGGGCGTGTGCGGATGTCATCACGGCGAGCGACATGGAAGGGAACGGACTCAGAGATTTCCGCAGGGCGGTGACTGGTCATCCACTCGGCAAGCAATGACGATAAGCGATCTTCGATCAAGTTGGGCATCTTGGCCGTGGTATGCGCGTCAACTGGCACGACGACCCAGTGCTCGATTTGTGCGGTCATTGATTTTGCGTAGCGAGGTGGCAAGTGCTTTGCGCAGTCGTCCCGCTGCCACTTCCAGTGCGAGACTGACGGTCTTGTAGGTGGTCACGTCATCGATGTAATCGAGTTTGTTCACCAGCGTAACCGATGCCTTGTCGCCAGTCTTGATCACCGCATTGCCCGGAGCTTGCTTGTGACGAGTCGCCCACTGCACCGCGCCGCGAATCCTACCGCCAATCGATTTGCCCGCATTGATCCAAGAGCCTTTGGCAAAGCCGACACGCTTCTGAATCTTCGCGATGTATGTCTCGCGTGCCTTGGGACTGGTGACGATTTGCTTCGGCTTCTCAGCACCGAGTTGTCCCCACTGATGCAGGTTCGGATCGAGACGTCCGACGGCAAGGTCATTCCATCCGCTACTCGATTGGCGAAGATTGTTTTCTGCGCGTTTGAATCGTCGATTCTGGATGTTGGCCCAATATCGATCGGCTGCCTGCGGGTCAGACTTGCGTAGTTCCTCGTAGGCGTCGGATGGCAATGCGAATACCCCGGCGATGTCTTTGGCCACGGCCTCCTCACCGATCTTGCGAGCTTTGTCAGAAAACCCGAATGGGCGGGTATTGCGGGCAAGCTCTACCGATAGCCCACGCGCCTCCTGCTTCAGGAGTGATTCCACCGTGCGGCCAATTTTTTCTGGATGACTTCGCAGCAAGCGCACCACATCCGCCGTCCCATCGAGTTTGGCTGTGATACGAACGTCACTCATCGGTGGAGGATAGGCTGAGGGTGAGTAGTGGAGATCGCGGATGGCTGCTCACGCGAGTGATGCGATAGATCGAACCATCCACCTCCATGCGTTCCCCGAGCTTCGGCAATGCAGCAGGAAATGCGAGCTTTGGCACACGCAGGCTGAGATCTGGCGAATCAACGAAGCCACCCATTTCGATCTGCTGCTCGTTGCGATTGCGACTAACCAGCACAAGCAGGTTGATGTTGTTCCACCGCGCCTGCACTCCATGTTCCTGGAGAAGTTTTTGAAGGTCATTTAGGATGTCGGATTCGAGGGACATGACACGGAGGGTGTGTCAAACAAACGAGCCTTAGACATTCTATAAAATACGCCCGAGCTTTTCGGAGAGATCAATACAGCAATTTGATCTCCGAGATTGAAGCATTCATTCCAACAGATTTCGTTCTGACGCTGATGTTGGTTATCGTTGCAGGGAAGTCGAAAAAGACACCCGAAGTCGTGGTAATTGAACTACCATTGCTGAAGCCCACAACTAGCTGTGTGTTTAGAAGACTGTCACCGCTGGAATAAACAACAATTGCCCCTCTTTTGATTGTGGTAGAAAAGGGGCTAATGCTAAAGTTTGCAACGCAATCTTCTGGCGTGAAGATCCGCATTGAAATATTTGAGCCTCCGAATCCTGAAGGTATCGAGCACCTGAACACTGCCACGTTATCGTTGGGCTTCGGATTCTCTATTAGAAAACTACCAGTTGATACAAAGCTCCCAGTTACTGGCGCAGAGTTGCTGTACTGGATTTCATATGTGGATTGGGCTCCGTTTGAATACGATTGCTCGACAACAAATTTACTTGCTTTTGTGGATGAACTAGGGTTCGGCGCAATTTCTTTTGTGCCTAAGTTATTTGCGCCAAAACTTTGGTTTACTGTAGCTTGAACCAACCCTCCAGCAAAGTTGGAGCTTGAGACTAGACTTTTACCTAAAGTCAGTATCTTGTTTGAGGAAAAGCTCGTCATGAATTCCGAGATCTGTTGCCTGGCAAACGAATCCTCGGCAAATTCAGCCGTATTAGCTGAAGCTGCTCGTTGAGCAAACGGAACTGCCAGCACTCGCTGCCTTGTCGCCTGCGGTGTCCCATTCACACTGACAGCCATCCAATGCTCAGCGCCCTCGGCCAGAGCTGACGTGATGCCGCCTGTGCCATAACGATAGGTTGCGGCGATAGTTCGTCCTGCGGTTGGTGCGCTTGCGTAGGTAGCTGTGATGGTGCCTGAACTATACTCGACGCGGAAGGGAATCACTGGTGGGGCAATCGTGATCGTTGCTCCTGTGGTATATCCACTTCCTGCACTGGTAACGTTGATCCCTGTGACAACGCCATCGGTCATGGTTGCCGTGGCTGCAGCTCCTGTGCCGTTGCCAGAAATGGTGACAGTCGGCGCGCTGGTGTAGCCCGATCCGCCATTGGTGATGGTCGCTCCGATTACAAAGCCAACAATGGTATTTGCCGTCGCGGTCGCTCCCGAGCCCGGATTGCCCACTGATTGACTCCACGAGTTCGTGCCATCGGTTACGGTGATCGAATTGTTCACCACGGACGAATTTGCCAACGCTTTGGAATAGACCAGCGTCGTGCCTGCTGTGGTGCCGATGGTTTCGGTCACTTGTGTATTACTTGTCCCTGCAGAGCCGAACTGGAAACTGTAGACGCCATTGCTGTCGAGCGTGACCGCGCCGATGGTTTCGCTATAGAGCAGGTTGCCGCCTGTGGCAGCATCGAAGATGTTGATGGAGAAGTTTTTGCTGCCAGTAACTGCAGCGCCATTGGCATCTGTGAGACGGCCTTGGTAGTTGATCAGGCTGGGAACTTGACCGCTGGCAAGAAACGCGCTGGATAGAGCGCAAAGAAACGCGAGGATGGTTGTTTTCATAGGGATGATGTTTGAGCGTGGGTGAGATTAAGGAAGGATGACTTCGACGCGGAAGAAGCAGGTTTTGGATGGTTGATCAGTAAACAATGGCCCGCTGGTGATCGCTGCTTCATCGAACTGGAAGGTATGCACGCTGCCATCGCCCTGTATGGTGCGTTGCAAGTGCCAGTTGCTGAGATTGCGTGAAGCAAAGACCTTGTAGGTGCGACCGCTCACCGTGGACAAGGGCATGGAAAACACGCTGCCATTCTTGGTGCCCTCGGGACGGAATACAGATGCTCTCGAGTTCGGATTGGTTCCCGCAAGAAATTCCATCAGATTGGTCGTGCCATCGCCATCGGCATCAGCGAGAGGATCGGGCGTCTGACCAGAGAAATGCTCCTGCTCCCAGGAATCCGGCAGTCCGTTTCCATTGCTGTCCTGATCCTGGCTTCCGCCGGAAAACAACACCTCGATCAGACCTTGGCGGTTGGTATTGCTGCCCGTGGTGAATGATCCCGTCGCCACAATGCTGCCCAGAGAGGAGTGATTGCTCAAATTACCCACGGCGACCTTACCGCCACCGGAATCAATCTGCGCGCAGGCCCATGTCGTCATTAGTAATGTGCATCCTGTTGTGGCAAAATTCATGTTACTGGATTAGTAACGAATCGATAAAGCGTCAAGACAAAATCCTGCACGAGAAACAACAAAATCGACACATCTGAATGTTTGAGATTTGATCAATAGGTCAAAAATGGCTTTACCTGTAGCGCAGATTTCAAACAAATCGCCCCCTCCCAGTTTCCCGAGAGAGGGGGTGCGCAGATTTAGCTGATTCCCGAAAGGTTTACGGTTTTACAATTCGTTTGAGAGCGTCGGTCTTGGCTGGGGCGAATCCGTAGAGACACTCCAGTGTGACGAAGATCTTGTTCGCACGCGTGTCGGTGAAGCGCAGGTAGCCGAATGTCATGCCGGTGGCTGGATCGGTGACGGCACCGGACTCTTGGTAATCAGCCACGGGTTGCAGGTAGCGCATGGCCACGGCAACGGCGCTGGAATGCGCAGCAAAGCCGACGAGCTTTTCCGCGTGATCCGAGGGAATCAGAGTCGTCTCGTGGAGGTTGAATCCAGCGATGCGTTTGACCATGCCTTCCGTGACGGCGGGAGCGTTCAGGTTGAGATTGAAGCTCTTCGCCACGATGTCATCCGCGAGCATGCTGGTGTAGTAGCCGGAATCAAGCACCAGCGAACGTGGGTTGGGCGGCATCTTGGCATTGCCACAGGCTTCGCGCAGACTGAGCACTTTTTTGTAGTCGAATGCCGTGGCAGCAAGAGCGGCAATCCCTGGTGCGCCGAAGTTGGCTGTGGTGATGCAGCTGAAAATGTCCACGAGCACATCCTGAGCGAGTTGCT